TTTCATCATCACTTCTAACTCTACCAACACCAGGTCCGCCAGATTCTTTATCTTTAATTCTTTGGAATCCTGCTTGTTGTGCAGATGCAGTGTGGAATCTTCCTGCTTCATAAACTGCTTCTTCTTCCACACTTTCTTTTCTAGTATCTTTACCATCTGGAACACCACCCTTTTTACGTTGAATAGCATTATGAACTACACCAGCATGTTCCTTGGAACTGCTTTCAATCTTACCATCACGATCACGATCTTTACCATATGATGTCATCTCAACAGATGCAATATTTGGATTTGCGCGAAGTTCAGAAATTTTTGCACGTGTTGCTTCTCTAGTATATGAATTGCCCGTTTTCTTATCAATCACTTTGATATGATATTTTTTTTCTGTAGATTCTTCAGTAAAAACTTTTGTAAAAACACTCTTTACAGAATCTTCAGCAAGTTGTGAAATATTGTACTCCTCTTTCAACCCACCAGTAAGTTTTTTCCTTGCCATTGCCTTAACAGTAGAAGGTGCTGGAGATTTTTCTAATTGAGAAAGATAAGCTTTTGCAACCTGTGCAGGATTTAAATTAGTTTGTCCACTTAAAGACTTCCTAACTTTATATTTTACATCTGATGCAAGTTGAGAAGCTTGCTTTTCAATATCAGTATCACCAGCGGCATGACCAAGGCGAGCACCACCTGTATTTTTAAACATGGAAATCTTGTAATTCTACTTTTTTCTATATTTATTTATAAATTTTTTACCCCATTCACTACCAGGAACCATTTTCTCCATATACTTTCGATAAGCATCAGTTCCTACAAGTCTCTGATCGGCAGGAACACCAGAAGGTGTATTACTGTTAGTTACTGCAGATACATCTTTAATCCAGGATTTAAACATAATTTCATCTTCAGTGACACAAATCAAATGATTAGTTCCGCGACGAATAATCTTACCAATTAACCCAGTATTGAGATTTTCGACTATACTACCAACGGCATAAACTTTATTTTTGATAAAGTTTTCCCGAAGATTTTTCCAATCAAACTTAGGAGCAATTTCCCAAAGATTCCAACCTTCTTCAACTTTCATTGAAGCACGAAGCTTTAAGAAAAGTTCTTCTGCTTTCTTCTCATCAACTATAGGTTGTAATTCGGTTGTTACTTTTCTAGATTTTGGATCTACTACTTCTACTTCTCTATGAAGATTACCATAGAATGCTTCAAAGTCTCCATCTGCTGCCGCCTTTCTTTGCTTTGATGCAGACATTCCTTCTGTTCCTTCTGCATCAGGATCTCTATCTCCCGCAGAAAGAACCTCTACATTATCAAAGGCATAAAGTTTTCCATTATAATCATTTGACAATCTCTCAAATTCCTGAACTCTATCACCACCACCAACAATTCTTACATTTGTATACCCATCATTGTGTGCCTTCTTCAGAACATCAAAGATTGTTATATTTGCAGGATCATTTACAATCTTCTCACTATGACTCGGATACATCTGTTTCATTACTGAAACCTTTGTATCAGGATCTAATGGATTTTTTTTCTTATTCTGACTGCGTGAAGGCACAATAATATAATCACCCTCATCAGAACTTGCGGCAACTTTATCTAATAATTTTTCGTGTCCTGTTGTTGGTGGATTAAAACGACCAAATGTAATTGTCAGTGTTCCCTTTGTTTTTTCAACTTCTGGTGGAACCATAGGTGGTTTTTCTACCTTTGGTTCTTTTTGGTTTTCAATCCCTACTGATGTTTCATAAGATGTATTTGAAAGATTTTTTTCTTTATCTGTTTGAGGGGGATCTTGCTTTCCAACTCTTTGCCTTTTATTAAAGAATTTTAACGATCCTTTTTCGGTTTTTGCTACAAATTCACCATTTTTATCGTACCATCCACCATGACCGTCACTTTGCAACCCCATTCTGGATGCTTGTTGAACTGCAACTGATGATGTTGCTTCTTTAATAAAATTTAAAAAACTTTTCATTTATCCCAATTTTTTGCTACTGTAAAATTAGCTCTACTAAATTCTAAACGATCTACAAGTTTTAAAGCAGATCCAGATTTAATTGCAACAAATCCTTCTGGTGCTGTTTGCCTATAACCTTCATCAGTTTTTATAAAAGTTCCAAGTGATTTAACTTTTTCAAGTTGCCTAATTACAATAGTTTTTGCGGTTTGAAGATCCATATATGAAGAAACTGTCATATAAACCGATTGTCTATTTTTTTGTATAAAATTCAACCCATCATTTTTCATCTTTAAATATTTATCCCTAGTTGGTTTTGTCTTTTTAGACATCATTTCTTTATCTAAAATATCAGAATAATAATTTGAGAATTGTGTTGTTACCTCTTTAACATTTGGCAAACGTTTTCCATTTTTAATATAGGTGTTAAAGTACATTTTAAAAATCTTTGACATAACAAATTTTGATTCACCAGTAGATGTCAAAACATCTAAAAATTTAGATGCTTGTTTAAGAGATCCCTCAGCTTGATTTACAGCACTAATATACTTTCTATATTCTGGTTCAGTAAAGTTTGCAATCCCAGTCGCATCAGAAAAAGAAGCTGAAGCAACATAAACATCTGGAGTTTTAGATAAATTAGAAATATTAACACCAAATGAAGCAGTCATTTCTGGAATAGATGCTCCAGTATATTTTGTATGAAATACTATTCCAAGTTTTGCAGTTTTAATAGTATTTGCTAGAGGTGTCTGAGCATCGACAGCATAAGTTATTGTATTCGGTCTAAAAGAAATTACTCGTTTACCATTAATAGTTTGTAGAAATTTATCATCAGTAAACAAAAGATCTCCTTGCAAAACCCCAGTTATATTCATTTTTTTCAAATGCATTAAGCAATATTTTAATTTGCTTGCAAGTTGATCAGTATACCAAAGATCAATATCTTCATCATGATAACATATCTTGGGTTCTGTTTTTGCAAAAACAGATTTGGTTCCAACAAAAAATAAATTTGTTTGTGGATCTATACCACAAACTATAGATGGAGCACCATCCCATTTAGTAGTAACACTAATCGATGATGGTATTTGATGCAACATTCCACCAAGTTCCCTTAAAAATGCTATGGCATTTTTTCCACCAGCGGAACCATTATTGAGAATGTCATCTTCCAAATGCTCTAAGTGCGTGTTTTTTGCCATTATGGTTGAACTCCAAGTCTGTCGTTAAGTGGTGAACCTTTGGATGCTTTAGTTCTCAATACAAGTCTACTGTTTACATTAAATTCATTATGAAACTTGTTCTCAATCTTGAACTCTGGCATCCCGTTGTTGTTAATCTTGAACTTATAATAAGACACTTGCTCCATGAGAAAGTCCCTAACAATTTCAAGGTAGTTAAGACCACTAGTGCGTCTTTGACTAATCTTTCCTACAGCAACTGCCATCAGATACGAAAGTTGATTGTACTTACCTTTCGCTCCAGTGGTCAAAGATGGATTGCTAAGATGTCTTGCACCACTCATCCAAGTATCGTACATTGAATTCCAGGTTTCCATATTATCATCGATGATTGTATCAGTAAAATTTTGATGTGAAGGATCCTCTGGTATAATTTCATCTAGTTTAGCAGGGAGAACGCTCTTAAAGGGTTGAGTCTGTGCCAGATATCTGATTGCCTCATATGTGGTCTCGGCAACGCCCTTATTGGTCTGACCTAAAAGACGAAGAACTTCATATTCTGGAGTATTCTTAAACTTAACGATAAAAGCATCTTGTGCATTATCATCTACAAATTTCATTAGGTCTTGTGGTTTAATAACGTTAGTTGTGGAAGACATTGCTTTCACAGAGAAAGGATACTCTCTACCTTTAGTATCATTTATTATAAAATCAACTAAAGGATAATTTCCTGCTGTTGGTACAAATATAGATGCATTATTCACATTCAAATTGGTAAAACCCATCTTTACCAAATAGGAACTTCCTCTTTGTAAGACACATATTGGTGCTATTAGTTCACTAAAATCTTTAACTATTAAATTATCGCATGAACTATAAGCAGAATCACTCAATGAAGAGTATGCTGAAACTAAATCTCTCCTATCTCCCTGACTATATGTATTGCAATATTCAACCAATTGAACAAGATAGTTTTTTACAACATCTGGTAGATCGGATCTATTATTAATAGATGATATTATATTGCTATAGTAACTCGAAAAATTTAATTTGGTACCACCAACATTTGGAAAATCTTGCGGTTTTAATGAAAAACTAACTGTATTAGATCCAGTTGAAGGTTTTTTTATTCCTAAACTTCTAACCCACCCCTGTACTGGATCATTATCACCTTGCCTGTATGTAACAGGCATTCTGGGAATATAGTTTGGTGCATTTATTGGTCCAACATGTATTACCGCATCTTTAGGAATCGTACCGATTTTTTTGGCAGTTTTGCTATCACCATCATATAGTATTAAATTTTCTTTAGATGTAGTTTGTACTCCTGTTTTAAAGGAAGAAACATATGCACTCCACACTTCACTAAGTGGTCTTCCAGCCATTTTTTAATAACACACTTTCCTGTATTTAGTTCAAGTGGCAAAAATTTGAATAGTACATCTAAAATCTTTTGCATGGGGTGAAATTGGTGTCACCATATGTAGTTCTTTCTCATTATTTACAATAATCAGATTTTCTTCTGGGACAAGACATTTAAAAAAATCAATTTCATTCTCATAATCCTCTTCAGTTTTCCACATAAAAAGACCACCATCATGAGCACTATTAGTATTTAAATACAGAACGGCACCAAATACATAGTCTTCATCAGTATGCAAAGAAATACCAGAATAAGAATTCCAAATATAATATTGAAACGATAATGAATTATAATTATAATTTTTAAAAATTACAGACAATTCTTTTTCTAGTCTTTCAACTATAGATTCATTTGTAATTGGTGCCGTCATGCACGGACCATTAATATTTTTCAATAAATCAGGCTCCCATTTGAATAAACTGGATCCCCATACTGCTTCTTTTATTTTATTTGAGACTAGATCTGTTTTACATGCTTCTAAAAGTTCATCACTTAAGGCATCAACAAATATTTTCATTTACAGGTCTCCCTCAACACGGTTTTCAGAATGATGAACATCAAACTCACCACCAGGATATCGTGACTTGAGTTTATCAACATTCATCTCAATGATATCATCAAGAGAAATATTGAGACCCATACATGCTTGTGCGACATACCACATAATATCACCAAGTTCACGCTTCATATGAAACATATTCTCTTCGGTGACTGGTTTACCCTGAAAAATAATCTTCTTTACAATCTCGGTAAACTCACCTGCTTCGGCACACATACCAACAGAGGCAGTGAGAAGTCGATGAGTTTCAAGACCTTCTCCACGAAGTTCTTGAATGCGATACTCAAAAGCATCTGCATCTTGACTGGGTTGAGATGTGACGGCATTCACAAACTCAAGATATGCGTCAGTATTTACGGTCATTAAAATTTAAATCCTTCAAATGATTTCTTAGGTTTATCCTCATTATTATACCCTACTTCTTGTCCAGAGTCAAGTATATCATTTTGTGCAGACTGTTCACAGTCATAAAGACGCATCTTGGCACGGTCAATTCCAATAACAAATCTCTTATTGACTACAGTATCATTGTATCTATTCTTCAACTGCTTCACCATTATCTGCCCAAGTTGTTCAAGTTCCTCAGTGCTAATAAGGGCAAACATAAGATCAGCAGTAGCAGGGAGACCAAAGGACTCACTAGTGTCAGTAAGGTCAACGTCAGAGCTACCATAACCAGAACGAGTGGTCTGGGTGGCAGATACGATAGGGACCTCGGCTTCGCCAGCCAACCCTCTAAGCTCCTCTGCAATAGATTTAATATAGCTATATGAATTGACAGACATCCCTGACTTATAACGGGAGGAAGCACATATATTAAGGTAATCAATGAAAATAATATCAGGTCTAAATGACTTCTTAAGTGCAAGCTCACTAAGAAGTGCTTTAAAATGTCCACTATGTGCAGATGCTGTAGGATATTCTTTAATTATAAGTGTACCCTGAGTTTTTGCTGCTAACTTAGTTACTTTGTTCTCAAACGTTGACTTAGGCAAATCTACAATATTCTGAATGGCAACATCTAATAAGTTCGCATCAATTCGTTCAGCAATTTTCTCTTCTGCCATCTCCATTGTAATGTAGAGTACGTTTTTCCCTTGGAGCAACACGGAGCTAGCAACATGGCACATGAATAAAGACTTGCCGACACCAGTACCAGCAAGCGCGATAGTAAGAGTCTTATTAGATATACCCCCGCTCGTAATCTTATTAAGGTATTCGAGATCAAACGAAACCTTCTCCTCCTTCCTGTGATAGTACTCATATCTTTCTTGATAGTTTTCTAAGTAGTCGTGTCCAATGTTGTTGTCGAAAGAAACTGCCAGTGCATCAGAAAGAATAGAAGGAATGGCATCCCTACTCTTCTTCTCATCATTTCCATCTGCAATATGAATAGATTCCATCAGTGCAAGATAAATCGCACGATCACGACACCACTTTTCGGTGGTATCCAATAACCATTCATTATCTACTGGAAGATCTGTAAACGAATTGCAGATGTCTCTGGTTTCTTTAATCTCACTCTCGTTTAAATCTGTCCGATTCTCAACCTCAATATCTAGTGCTTCTGCTGTAATGGCAGAACCATACTTCACAATGAACTGAGTAATCTCCTCAAAGATTACTTTTTCACCTCTTTGCTCAAAATATGTTGGTTCTATAAATGGAATGACTTTACGAGAATAATTTTCGTTACATATTAAGTTTCTGAGAATTGTAGTCTCAATCCGTTCCATAAGAGAAAATCTTCTTCGCGGCAGCATCAAGTTGCTGCATTACTTCTTCTGTAAAATAAACTTCTGGGTCTTTTAGAATTACCTTTGCATATACTTTTTTAGTCTCACCATTAACAGTCATCTCATAACGACCTGCAACATTTTTCCAGAGACCTCCCAATTCACCCAACTCAAGTAAACCATAATACCTATCAAGTCCACGATGATCATAAAATAAACGAATAGTGACATCCTTATTTTCTTTACTTAAACGCGACTTAGCAGTCTTTGCCTTGATAAGATTTCCGATGACATCTGTTCCATCTTTTTCTTTCTTCTTGCTGAGATGAATAATGGTAGAGGCAGCATACTTAAGACCACTACCACCTCCCATCTCTTTAGTAGGAACATAAGATCCGATAACGTCATAAGTGTGATTGGTAACTATCATTGGAATGTTAGCCTGTCCCAACTTGAGTGTCAACATCCTGAAGGCACCTTTAATAAGTTGTGATTTTGTCATGTCACGAACCTGCTTTTCGTTGAGTGCATCAGTAATCTCTTTCTCAGTTGAAAGCATACCAAGAGAGTCTAACACAAACATGCAAGGTTTGCGATCATCTTCTGCTGTTTTGAGATACATGTCCACTGCTTTGAGTGCCTTGCTACGGAACTCTTCAACAGTTACCACATTTACTACGACTAAACGAGTTAAATCAATTCCACGACTCTCCAGAAGACCCCTATTAACTGCAGCTTCAGTATCAAAATAGAGACAGTAACCATCAGGATTGCTGTCAAGAAAATTTTTAACGACAGCGAGACTAAAGAAAGTCTTGCCAGTAGAAGACTCACCAGCAATGGCAGTGATCTTATTAGAAGACACACCACCAAATATACTGCCTGAACACAACCCATTAAAGATATAACTTCCTGTATCAACGAATTGTTCGACTTCAACAATTTCTGACGCCAGTTTCGTATACTCATCTCCAATCTCTTTTACAATTTCGTTTAAAAAATCCATTTCAAATACCTAATAATTTACGCTGTGTTTCAAAATAATCTTTAAGAATCCAAGAACTGCTATTCATTTTATCATCTCCACCAACACTAAATTCAAATTGAACTCTAGGATTAGTTCCATACATTTCAATCTCTGGGATGTTATCTTTTTCACGATCACCACCGTTACAAAAAACTACAACTTGAGCAACCTCCAAACATTTACTAATAGCACCGCAAGCAGATCCACAATCATCATCAGGAACTTCTATAACTGCATCTACCATTCTAAGATGGCGAATTATTTCGGCACGTTCTACCCATGATTGAAAATGTTGACCTTTCTTATTTACTAACCAATTTTCACTATTAATACCAACAAAAAGATGATTCGAATAATCTTTTGCTCTCTTAAAATATGAAATATGACCACTGTGAATTGGATCAAATCCACCTGTAACTAAACTAACTTTATCAAAAAACATTAAATAACAAATCCAAACTTTTCTCTAGCAATTTTTTTATAAGGTCCACCAGGATTTTCCTCCCGTATTTCCATTATAATTTTTAACTTTTGATATAATGATGTATCTCCACCTAATCGGAGAGCATCTACAATAGTAGTAAGTTCTTTATCAGTAATAGGAAGTTCCATTTAGTGCCAGCGTAAAGTCTTAAGGTATTCTAGCACATTTTCCCTAACATCCATCAACTCATTATGACACTTTTGATTATGTGCACAATGCCTAAGTGATGGATCTGGTTTAATTACAGATTCGATAAAAATATCAAGTCCGCGATTCCACTTTACTTGCTTAGTTTCTTCAGTCTCTATACTATACTGATCATTCATAGAAAAAATTCCTCAAGATTAATTTTTTTCTCAATATTCCATCCAATCGCATCAAGAATGGATTTGAGGGGTTCTACAAAACTCTTTTCGAATTGTAGTTCATAATCTATGTATTTGTCAAGACCGAGTTCATGTGGAAAGTCTTGAATAAATGAGATGACATTCTCCTGAATGATATTTGGTTTCTTCAGATAGATGAACTTGATTTTCTCACCATTATTAATAAGTGAATATTTATTATCAAGTTTCTTCTCCTTAATATAATGATTGAACAAAAGTGCTCCACGACAATGAATAGGAGTTCCTTTACTATAGATATCAGAATAAGATCTATACTTTACAACATCTGATACTGAACGGGGAAATGCAATCTGCTCTGGTGGAAGTGCCTTAAATTGTTTACGGCAATTATCAATAAAATCAATTACTTCTTCTTCAGTACCACTCATCATTAACTTGAGACCATCCTTAATCATCGTTCTGCAGGGTGCAGGAGTGGATGATTTGACTGCTTCAATACCCATCATCTTGAGTTTAGGTTCAGAATACTGCACCCCCTCACTATTCCATACATTGAGAATATAACGCTTCTTCGCAGTCCAAATACCACGTTCAGCAATATTCTCACGCTTCATAATCATTTTTTGTTCATATGCCGAAACGTAATTCGCAAGTTCCGTATAAGATTGTTCGATGAATGGTTCCAATTTTTCTTCGCAGATCTTATCAAGTAAGGAAACAATTGCTGTTTTATCGTCAGACTTATTAGCAAAAAATTTACCAACAAGAGGTCCCATATTAAGATAGATTGAGTCAGTGTCAGATGCGATGACATAATCGACTTTCTCTGTTTGCAAAATCTTATTTAGAAATCCGTTCATCTTATTCTCAATCCAACGGATAGAGACTTGACCAGAAAGCGTAATCGCTTCCGCATTGACCAGTTTATAGTAACGGAAATATTGATTACCGATAGCACCATATGCAGAGTTGAGTTGAATCTTGCGAGCCATCTGAATGTTATTGCATCTTGCAATCTCCTTCTCCAATGCCTTAGTCGGAGTTTTTTCATAATCTTGTTTTGCAATAAGCATCTTCTTCTTATAGATGGTGCGATCCTTATAAATCTTCTCCATCAGTTCAGGTAGGAACCCACGAACATCTTTACGATACATGGCACCATTAGCACACACTGCACTGTCCTTATACAGTTCAAAAGATATTTCTTCATTAAGAATTTTATCAACTGTTACCGATGGATGGCGCGTTTCTCTCAATGTCTCTGGAGAAATATTGTACTGCATAATGAGGTGAGGATACAGGCTATTGAGGTCAAAAGAAACAACCCAATCATATTTTCCAGGAATCGGTTCCTTAACATAAGCACCAGCATACTTAGAATCTTTATCTGAACGCACCTTTGGTGGAATTACAATATTTCTATCTTTCAAATAATTAAAGATAATAGTATCCCACATACGCACTTGTGAGAACACGTCCTCGTAATTCACCTTAGCATCATATGCAAGTGTCAATCCCAAATCAATCAATTTCATCTTGTCTTCCATTCGGTCAACAAGTTCGACGTCAATGATGTTATATTCTACAAATTTTTGCCATCCTTTAGTATAAAAATCTTTAAATGTATCAAACTCGGAGTGATCAAGTTTCTTTTGACCAAGTTCAACACTTGCAATATAATCCAACCTATAAGACTCCTGTGCCTTATATGTAAACTTCTTATAAAGATCTAGATAATCAAGTTGCGAAACCCCACCAACATCGTAAGAGATCTGTTTACGTCCCATTATGATAGTTTCACGTTCAGTAATTAATCCCCAAGGTGACATACGTTTCATCAACTTTTCACCAAGAATACGATCAATACGTCGAACAAGATATGGAATATCATAAAGTTTACTATTCCACCCAGTAATAACTTCAGGTGTATTACCTTCAATCATCCACCAGTTGATAAAATCAGTTAATAGATCATACTCAGTAGAAAATTGACGATATTCAACATTCTTTTGAGTATTATTAAAAGGTCCTAATCCCCAAGTGCGAATTTTTTTAGTTGCATAATCTTGAATAGTAATTAATAAAACTTCTTCAGCAGATGATTCAACATCTGGAAATCCGTTTTCAGATGCAACCTCAATATCAAGTGTTACTACTTTAATTTTACTAATGTCAAATTTAATTTCTTCCTCAGGATACATTTCAGAAATATATTGATAAATGTATCCAGTATTCCCATATACTTTAAAATTTTCTACACCATCATATTTTTTAATAAATTCACGAGACTCCCTAACAGTCCCAGGATTAATTAATTCTACATAATCACCATTCAATGTTTTATATTCAGTTTGCCTATTATTAGAAGGAACAAAAAGAGTTGGGTAAAACTTTTCTCTGGTTGCAAAATGGCGACCATTTTCGTAACCACGGACCAAAAAGTGATCCCCGACCATCTGAACATTAGTATAAAACCGCATTATGAAATAGTAGCAATATATTTTGTTAAAATATCCTTGTTTGGATCAATAATTGTCAGCACACTATCGGAACTGATTAGCATATTATCTTGAGTTGTATATTCAGATAACCACGCGGTTAAATAAATTTTATCTCCACTGGTATGAATTTCACATGGTTTAATTAATTTGCAATTTGGTTCACCCAATTCAACATCAACTTCTTCTACTTGAGATACAATAACACAATTGTCTCTTAGAATCAAACACTTAATTGTTGCTTCCATTTATTCGGCACCATCGCTATTAGTATCAACATTATTAAAAGGTTCATACATTTTTTCCAGCGATTCTACAGGGTCTACAATTGTCACAATCCAATCAAAAGGAATAATCATTTGTGTATCTTTTGAGAGAATTATCCATCTAGAAAGAGAAACATTAACAACGCTTTCATTTTCAGACTCAGTAAGAACAGGAGTTTCATAACTAACTCTTTGTGGGTTATCTAAAAGATAACCATACAGTTCATCTTCTTTCTGAACTTCTTTTACATCGGAAATAATAGATTC